CACTTCGTCGACGACATGGAGATCCGTGCCGTCGGCGAGAAGATGACGTTCAAGGGGTACGCGGCGGTGTTCAATAGCGATTCGGAGCCGCTGCCGTTCATTGAGCAGATCAAGCCGGGCGCATTCGCCCGCACGCTCAAGAGCCGCAACAACATCAGGATGTACGTCAACCACAACGATTCGCAACTCCTCGCGTCCACTCGGTCGGGGACGCTTCGGTTGCAGGAGGACTCGAAGGGGTTGCTCGCGGAGGCGGACCTTCCGATGACGACCGACGGCAAGAACATGAGCATCCTGTTGGAGCAGCGGATCGTCGACTCGATGTCGTTCGGATTCAGTGTTCCTCGCGGTGGCGACACCTGGTCGCCGGATGGCTCGCGTCGCACCCTCACCGAGGTCCGGCTGCACGAAGTGTCAGTGGTGACGGGTCAGCCGGCGTATGCGGCGACGACGGCATCGGTGCGGAAGCTCGCGGCGCGGGTCGCAGTCGACGAGGTGTCTCTCGCGGCCGCGCTGGTGACGTTGGAGTCGGGTGAGGAGTTGGATGCGGCGCAAGCGGACCTCATTCGCGGGGTCGTCGACCAGCTCGCACCGAAGGACATCAAGCCCGACAATTCGTTGATCGTCGCGAAGCAGCTCCTAGCCTTGATGGAGATGCAGGTCTGAGGTAGCATCCGGTTATTGCCGGGCCACGTGAGCCGTGTCCTGGTTGAGTGCGGAGCCGCACTAGTGAACACCTGCGGCAATCCACTCAACTAGGAAGGCAAGTCATGGACGTTCTGAAAGCCCAGTACGAGGCACGGGCGAAGGATCTCGAAGCCGCGAAGGCGATCGTCGATCTCTGCGCCACCGAGGATCGCGCAATGACCGTCGACGAGAAGGTCACGTTCGATCGCACGACGGAGGAGTTCTCGCGGCGTTCGACGATGATCGAGGAACTGAAGCGGATGTCGGCTCATGAGGCTGAGGTCCGTGCGTCGCAGGAAGGCGCTGAGGATCAGATTCGCCCCGTCGGACAGGTCGTGAAGCCGTCGAATGACGTTGAGACGATTCGGTCGCTTGCTCGTGGCGAGATCCGATCCGCAGAGTTCGGATATCAGCGCAGAGACCTCCTGACGTCGACCGGTGGCGCACCAGTTCCAACGAATTTTTATGATCAGGTGATCATGCTTGCGCGTGCGGTTGGTCCGATGCTCTCAGTGGCGACGACTCTCAACACAACAGGGGGAGAAAGTTTACAAATTCCAAGATTGAGCGCCTATAGCACCGGGACTGTCAACGCGCAGGCTGCGACCCTCGGCGAGTCCGATCCCGCATTCGGGTCTGGGTTCGTCACCCTCGGGGCATTCAAGTACGGGTTTCTCACCCAGATCAGCCGCGAGCTGCTCGAAGATTCAGGGGTTAACATCATTGATCTGCTCGCCATGAATGCGGGGAACGCATTGGGCGTGGTGGTCAATCAGGCCCTCACGACTGGGACCGACACGGTGGAGCCCAACGGTGTGGTCACTGCATCCGGGTCCGCGCTTATCGGTGGCACTGGTCTTGCTACGACTGGCGGGTTCACGTACGAGAACCTCGTCAGCCTGTACTACTCGCTCGATCCGGCGGCGCGTGCGCTTCCCGGCATCGGGTTCATGGCGAAGGGTTCCTCGATCGCTGCGATGCGGGTGCTGAAGGATGGCGCGGGCAACTTCGTCTTCCAGCCCTCGATGAGCGAGTCCACCCCGGATCGTGTTCTCGGTGTCCCGCTGTACGAGAACCCCGCAATGGCTGCGATCGGTGCGTCCGCGAAGTCTGTTATCGCGGGGCACTTCCCGTCGTACTACGTCCGCACCGTTGGCGGCATCCGGCTGGATCGTTCCGATGACTTCGCGTTCTCTGCGGATCTCGTGACGTTCCGCTGCACGTTCCGGGTCGACGGTGACCTCCCGCAGACCTCCCACGTGAAGCACTTCGTGGGCGCTGCAACCTGATTCACCCTTTAGACCCCGACGGTCGGCCCTTTCCCGCAGGTATTGGGCCGGCCGTCGGGCACCTGCGAACAGAGAGGGCATCCTGCGGATGGCTCAGAAGAAACGGAAGGCCCCACGCTCGGCGAGCCGCGCGATCCTCTGGAACTCGAACAGTCCTTGGGCGCGCTCCGGTTACGGTGGCCAGACAGCGCAAGTGATCACCCGGCTGCAAGCCGCAGGGCACCGGCTGGCCGTAGCCTCGAATCACGGCCTAGAGGGCACGACCCTCGACTGGCACGGAATCCGGCAGTATCCACGCGGGTTCGATATCCACTCGAACGATGTCGTTCCGGCGCACTATCAGGCGTGGGCGCATGAGAACCCCGACCTCGACCCCCTCCTCGTCACCCTCTACGACGTGTACGTGTTCGGTGGGCCTCAGTGGGATCCGATCCCGCAGATAGCGTCGTGGGTGCCGATTGATCACACCCCGGTTCCGCCGAAGGTCGCGGCGTGGTGCGGTCGCAAGAATGTCACCCCGCTGGCGATGTCACGGTTCGGGGAGGAAATGCTCGCGAACGCCGGCATTGACTCGATCTATGTCCCGCACGGCATCGACCCGATCTTCAAACCGACCCCGAGCATCACGGCGAGCGGCAACACGTTGACGGGCCGTCAGTTCATGGACGTCGGCGAGGATCGGTTCGTGTTCGGGATGGTGTCCGCGAACAAGGGCATCGTGCCGAATCGTAAGAGCTTCCCGGAGACGTTCCTGGCGTTCGCGATGTTCGCGAAGCATCACCCCGATGCCGTCCTCTACATCCACACGGAGGACCGGGGCGCGATGTCGGGGATCAATCTGCTGGAGCTGGCGTCGGCGTGCGACCTGAAGACGGATCAGTTGCGGTTCGTCGACCAGTACGTGTTCCGCAGCGGCGTCGGTAATGATCTCCTCGCAGCGATCTACACGTCGATGGATTGCCTTCTGATCCCGAGCATGGGTGAGGGGTTCGGTATCCCGCAGGTGGAGGCGCAGGCGTGCGGCACACCTGTGATCTGCACCAATACGACAGCGTCGCCGGAGCTGCTCGGTGATGGGTGGCTTGTGGAGGGTCAGCCGTGGTGGGATGCGATGCAGAACGCGTGGATGGTGACTCCGTCGGTGCCGTCGATCATCGAGGCGATGGAGGCGGCTTACGCTCGCGGGCGTGACCGTTCTCAGGTCGCCCAGGACTTCGCGTCCCAGTACGGGGCGGACTTCGTGTTCAATAATTATTGGCTCCCTGCGATGGAGGCACTCCGGTGATCCCATGCATGATCGTCCCGATCCTCGTCGGCCCGGACATTCTGCGGCGGATGCTCGACACGATCGACTACCCCATAAAGAAACTCATCATCATCGATAACGGCGATGCGTTGCGCTACTCGGGGCCGTGGCCGGTGGAGCATGTGCAGTCGACGAAGATCATCAAGATGCCCGCGAACCTCGGCGTCGCAGGTAGTTGGAATCTTGGAATCAAGGCGGCACCGTTCGCCCCCTGGTGGCTGATCAGCAACTTTGATGTCGAATGGCCGGCCGGATCACTCCAGGCGTTCGCGGAGCAGGCGAACGGCGAGGATGTGCTCCTCGCCCAGTCACCGCAGCCGTACTGTGCGTTCGCGGTCGGTGAGGATGTCGTGCAGCGTGTCGGCCTGTTCGACGAGGCGTTCCACCCGGCCTACTTCGAGGACAACGATTACGAGCTGCGCTGCGCGATCGAGGGCGTGAAGGTGCGACGGTCAACGATCCCGATCATGCATCACAACTCGTCGACGATCGGATACTTCGGGGAGATCAACAACCGCACCTATGCGAGCAACGCGGAGTACATGAACGGGAAACGGTCGCAGCCGGGGCCGGGTGGCTGGAGCCTGGAACGACGGAGGGTCAACTCGTGGGACTGATGGCAGAGCAATACACGGACTTCAAACGGCGGCACGCTGGGGCGACGGTCTACGTCGTCGGGTCGGGTGCGACCCTCAACCATCTTCCGGCCGGGTTCCTCGATGACAAGATCGTCGTGTGCATCAACCGGGCCGGGGAGGCACTCGGCCTCGACGAGTTCTACTCAGTCACCCACTACCACCTAGACGCGCACATTCTCGCGGACGCTCGCCCGGATCTTCCCGTCATCGTCCCGATGGTGGAGCAGGGCATCGGGTATCCGGCCAAGACACGGCCGACCCAGCGCAACGTCTTCTTCGTGCAGACGAATCCGCAAATGTACTCAGCGTTCGACTGCGCGGAGCACTGGCCGACCCATGACGATCACCTCGTCTGCGGGCCGACGAGCCTGCACATGGGGATGCATTTCGCGGCGTATCTGGGGGCGCGGTTCATTGTCCTCGTGGGTGCGGATTGCGGCACGCTCGATGATCGGGATGCGGTCGACGGGTATGCGCCAGGTGATCCGAAGCCGCTCGCAGTGTGGGAGGAGCAGTTGCCGAAGGTCGCGAGGAAGTTGCGGTCGATGGGTGTCGGTGTCGTCAGCCTGAATCCGTTCGTGAATCTCGCCCTCGAAGGGCATCGGTTCCGGGGGCCGACAGTCACGATCAACGGCTGATTTGTTCGGTATGATCACCGTGGAGGAACAATGACGGCTTATGCGAGTCT